ACAGGAAAAGGGCAAAAGGCCAATGTTTTCGGAGATCACAAGGTACTCCCAGCACCCCCGGACGGGGCGCGCAGGGTTCGCTGCGGGCTAAATGTGTCTCTAAGGTTTTTTTGAGGCGATCAACAACATGGATTTTCAGCCAGTGAACGGGGAAGGGGCCGTGCTGTGCGAGGATCAGCCAGTTCGGGTGATCCAGAGGGATTTGCAACTGATTGGCAGGGCGAGGCGGCAGGGCTGGTTGAGCGATCCCAGTGACATGCAGAGGATCGCAAGCCGAGTGGTCAAAATTGCCCTGACAACTCCTGACGAGGAACTTGCTGTCCGCGCTGCGGCCGAAGTCCGGCAGATGGTCGCACAGGATTTGAAGATCGAAGCCGATGGCGTCCCCCAACAAATCGAACACCATCACACCCACAGCATCGGCCCGGTAACGGAGGAAAACATTGAGGCTCAGCGAGCAATCCGACTTGCCCGACTTACTCGCAGCGTGTGAGACAGTCGCTGACTTCGCCGAATACGATCGCATCGAAGCGGAGGTGATGGCGCGGGAGGCATCGCACGACAGGTTTGATCTCAAGACGCTTTCAGAAGTCGCGGAGTTCTTCGGGCTCGATGAGCAGACGGTGAGAACATGGCGATTGAAAACACCACCGATGCCTGGCGAGCCGGGCAAGTGGCCAATCAAACAGATTGTTCAATGGCGATGCAACTGGATTCAGCAGACAGATCTGGCAGCAGCAAAGAGGCAACAGGACTTCGAGCTTGGACAGATTCAGGTCGAGACGAAGCGGTTGGAATTAGATCGCGAGAAGGGATTGATTCTCGACCGGCAAGACGTGGAACTGTGGGCGTCGACAGCTCTGATTGAACTCAGAGAGGGAATCATGCAGTTGCCGGAAATGTTAGCTGCATCGGCTCCGCAAGAACTCAAGGACTTCACCCGCAGCGAAACAGACAGACATTGCCGAGACTTGCTCACGGCAACACATCGACGGCTTGAGATGGCAGAGATTGGAAAGGAGGGATTGAAAGAATGATCAGGCTGAACGCGACGCGATTTCTCCGGCCGCATCAGAAATATTCTGCACGCGAATGGCTGCCTAAGCACGTTCAGATGCCAGTCGGCACTGAAACGGCCGGAATGCCGTTCAGCTTGGCTGCATTCCCTCACGTCGATTCCGTGCTTGATGCGTTCGACGATCCCAAGATTCGTCAGATCGTTCTACAATGGGCGTCTCGACTCGGAAAAACCACGACATGCCTGTCACTCATGGCGAAAGTTGCGGGCACGAATCCACGCAACATGATGTTCGCAGGCCCGACAAAGGACGCGGCCGGCAGAGTCATCGGCTCAAGGCTTTACCCAATACTCGGATCCGCTGAGGGCGTTCGGCAGCAACTCCCGCCAGAGGCCCGCAGAAGCAAACTTCACGTCAAGCTTGAGTCCTGCCAGATTTTTGTCGGCTGGTCTGGATCCGAGACAAGCCTGGCGGACGTGGGAGCGTTCTTCGGCCATGCCAGCGAGATCGACAAGTGGGATGATTCCGCCAGCAAAGAAGGCGACTCGCTAAAGCTGTTCGTCAATCGATTCAAAGGCTTTCCCGATCACAAAATCATTTTCGAATCTACGCCGACGATCGCGGGCCGGAGTCGCATCGAAAAGAAGATGACGGAAAGTAACCAGCATCGCCGGTACGTTCCCTGCCCGCACTGCGGAGAGTTTCAAGTGCTGATTCAGGGCGTCGAAGGCGTTCCGGGCGGCTTTGACTGGGATCGTGACAGCAGCGGAAAGTCAGATCCTGACGTTGCTCTGCAGACCGGCCACTATGTCTGCAAGTTCTGCCAGAAGAAGATTGAGAATCATCACCGGACGGTCATGCTTCGCGCGGGCGTTTGGGTTCCGAATGGCTGCACGATCACGCCGGACGGAACTATTCACGGCAAGGCACTCAAGGACGGTTCTGATGTCGTCGGCTTTGGTCCACTGGCATCGTGGTACGCACTCACGGAGACATGGGGAAACTTCGCAAGGCTCTGGATTCAGGCACAAAAGCGGCCAAGGGATTTGCAGGACGTTGTGAATTCTTACAAGGGCGAGACATGGGCTCCTAGAAAGTCAAAGACAACTCCGGAGATCGTCGGCGAGCGTCTTCGCAGCCCGATCAATTCAGGAATCGTTCCGCTGGGCGTCAAGTTTCTGACATGCACAATCGACAGGCAGGCCGCAAGCGGCGGGTTCGTCAAGTGGGTGGTGCTTGGTCATGGGCATTCGAATCAGGCAGTTTTGATCGACTACGGATTCGGCGATTCTTTGTCTGTGATTTGGGATCCAGTTGTCAGGCGGCAATACAAGAGGCTCGATGGGATGCCCCCAATGACTCCGCTTTTGTCCGCAGCGGATTCCGGGTGGGACACCAAAGGCACTTATGATTTTTGCAACGACCATAAGGGGATCTTTGCCTGCAAGGGTGAGGGCGAAATGGGCGGAAAGCCTTACAGGCTTGGTGAGATTGAACGCGGCGACAACGAAGGCCAGTTGCTGCTTGGCGTCAATACGGACTATTGGGAAACAGATCTTCAGGCACGCTTAGATGAGCGGCTTCCGGGGGAGTCGGGATCATTAACGTTGTGCATCGAAGCGTCCCACGATACAGATTTCCTGGCGGAGCTATGCAACGGAACCCTCGCTGACAAGTTCGACGCGCGTGGCAATGCCAAACTGTTCTGGGAAAAAAAGGACGAAAACGCGGCAAACGACTTTCGCGATGCTATTCGGTACGGGCTTGCATTGGGCCAGCTCATTTCAGAGTCTGGTGACATCCCACTTCAATCAACTCCGTCGACGGCAGCTCAGGAAAAACGCGAGCAATCATTCGTGCGTTCTCCTTCGAGTGAAGGAGCGTCAGGCGGATGGATTCGCAGGAGATCGAATTGAGCCGATTGGAACTCACGAGACTTTGCAGAACTCGGGCGGATGGCCCGTTGCCTGGCGATTCCTGTCCATGTCCGGGATGTGGCGGACGAATCGGAGTTCATACGACGCGGAAGCTAGGTGGCGGCTGGCGGGTGCGGTATCTTCATTGCAAGGCGTGTCGGTTCACGCCTGAGAATAACAAGTGGCTGACTGCTGAGGATTTCGATGAGTCTCCTACACCATAGGACGAACACGCATCATCAGCATTCCATTCCATTGCCTGCACTCCGTATCGTGCGGGCATGGTCACAAAAGTCACAACTGCAAACACCTACACGGACGCGGAGCTTCTCGCCCTGCTTCGTGAAGGCGTTGCGTTGATTGCTGCGACTGGCCAGAGCTACCAGATCAGCGGGCGGATGTATACGGCGGCAAACCTGCCATCGATGCGAGACACTATCGACTGGCTCGAAGGCCGGATCTCTGCCGAATCGAGCGGCATCGTCACCAACTATGCAAGGTTGGTGAGAGGATGAGCATCGCATCGTTCATCGATCGGGCAGTTTTCGCAGTGGCTCCAGTCTGGGGCGCACAGCGGATTGCCACTCGCAAGCAGTTTGAGCAATCGGAGCGATATTTCGCCAGAGCTTTAGAGTCCGCCGAAAACGATCGTGCTCGTGAGGGAAAGTGGCTCGGTTCTCGCCTTTCGGCTGATGCGTTTCTGGAAGAAGACCTCGAAACAACACGCATTCGCAGCCGGGAATTGTATCGAAACGACTTCGTCGGCGGTGCAATTGACAGCCGCGTTGAGCATGTCGTGGGCACTGGGTTCACGGTGCAGGCAAAGATCAAAGCAAAAGCCGGTGTGGTCACTGCGGATCAGGCTAAGGCACTCAATGAGCAACTTGAGGAAGTTTACGAACGAGTCGAGCCAACTGCTTGCCGGACTCGCAAAAAGTCCCTCTGGCAAAAAATCAGTCTAGCCTGTCGGACAGTAGACGCTGATGGCGAATGCTTCGTTATCTTCAGCGATATTGGCACGGCAGACGCGCCGATTCCGCTATGCGTCGAAGTCATCGATGCTGATCGAGTCGAAACGCCTCCGGAAATGACGATGGATCCCTCCGTTCGAATGGGGATCAAGTACGGTGCAAACAAAGAAATTCTTGGGTTTTATGTTCGCGACAATCACCCAAATGACAACAAAGAATTCAGCCTGACTTACAAGCTGATCCCAGCATGGCGAGTGCAGCATATTTTTGTTGAGTGGTTCGCCGGTCAGTCCCGTGGTTTACCGTGGATGACGAGGGCGCTCAATCGAGCAAAAGACGGCAAGGATCTCACCGAAACTGGAATCATCGGGGCACAGGTTGAGTCGTGTTTTGCTGGATTCATTAAAACCAAGGCAAACGCGGTATCAAAAGCAATTGGGGCCGCGACATCAATAGACTCAATGCGACGCATTCAAGACGTGCGGCCGGGATCAATCAATTATATCGGGGCGGATGATGAGATCGTTTTTTCCAGCCCAAACAAAGCCAACTCGGTCGGAACGCTTCAAGAGTACAATAATCGCACGATTGCAGCCGCATTAAACTGGCCGTATGAAATGCTGATGAAGGACTGGCGCGGCGTTTCGTTTGCCGGTGGCAGAATCATTCTAAACGCTGCCAAGATCTCGACGAAGGTGCGACAGAAGCTGATTATTGAGTCAATGCTGCGACCGTTTTGGCATCGCATGGTGGAAGAGTCCGTGATTGTGGGGGCCGTCGACATCGATGCTCGCTTATATCGGGACAACAAACACGTTTTCCATCGCCATGTGTGGGCTGGCCCTCGCTGGTCTTACGCAATCAACCCCTCTGAAGAAGTCAAAGCAAGACTTATGGCGGTTGACGGCAACCTGTCGACGCTCGCAAATGAGCTAGCAGAAGACCAGATGGACCTTGAAGAAGTCATTGCTCAGCGAATCATCGAGCGAGAAATGGAACGCCAGGGCAACATCAGGCCGAACTCAACAGCGGACGCAGATTCAAAGCTCCAGGCCGCAGAGCAGACGGCACAGCAATTGGAAGAGGTGGCAGTATGACAAAGCCCAACGGCCTTAATTCAGTGCGAATGATTGCCAACGGCAAAAAAGCCGAAATCATGATCTACGATGTGATCGGAGAATCATTCTTCTTCGACGGCGTCACAGCGAAAAGCGTTGCTGAATCACTCGCGGCCATTGGTGCAGTCGAGGAAATCGACGTTCGTATCAATTCCCCTGGCGGAAGCGTTTGGCAGGGGATGGCGATTTACAACGGGCTCAAGAATCACTCAGCAAAGATCAACGTCCATATCGACGGGCTTGCCGCTTCGATGGCCACGATTGTTGCGATGGCTGGCGACACGATCAACATGGCACAGAACGCCATGTTCATGATTCACGAGCCGCGAACCTATGCCGAAGGCACGGCAGAAGACCTGCTATCTCAGGCGTCGCTTCTGGAAAAGCTCACGACGCAGGCAGTGCTGACTTATGCTTCCCGGACCAAAATGAAGGAAGAAGACCTTCGAGCCGCGATGAGTGCGGAAACATGGTACACGGCAGAGGAAGCCAAGGCGGCCGGGTTCGTCACAAGCATTGCCGCCAACAAACAAATCACGGCACACTATGACGTGAGCAAGTTCGACAAAGCTCCATCGTGGGCACAGTCACAAATGAAGGCACTCGTTGCCGTCCCAGAAAAGAAGGAACCAGTAAAGATGTCCGAAAAGACACCAGAGCAAAAAGCTGAGACGGTCGACGTTGAAGCAATCAAAGCCCAGGCGATTGCAGACGAGCGGAATCGCATCACCTCGATTCACGCTCTGTGCAAGCAGGCCGGGAAGCCCGAGATGTCCGCGAAGTTTTGCGAATCGCCGACCGCAACAGTGGCCGACGTTCAACAGTCGCTGTTCGATGTTCTCTGCAAATCGAATACTCCAGTCGGGGAAGACGCCAACACAGGCGAGACTGCCAGGCCGGACGAAAACGCAAAGTACAAAGCCGAGTTCAAGGAAGGCAAGTACAGCATGACGGAAGGCCAGTATGTGTCTTTGCGACGTGCTGAAGACGGGCTGGAAGATTTCATCGCGAAGAAGTAACACGCTCCACAAGGGCGATTTTCAATAGTCTGTTTTTGAGGAGCTTCAATCATGGCAGTAACTGCCAACCAACTGACAAAGAGACAGGACGGCGATCGTCAATCGTTTCCTGTTGCGGCATCGACCACAATCTATGAAGGCACGCTGGCGTTTTTGACAGCCACGGGCTATTTGGACGATGACACGGCGACGGGTGCGAATCGTTTTGCTGGAATCGCGCTAGCCTATGTCGACAACTCGGCAGGTTCAGCTGGAGCATTGCAGTCTGAAGTCTATGCAGAGGGAATCTTCGAGCTTGTCGGCACGGGGTTCACTCAAGCATCTGTCGGTCAGTCCATTTTTGCGACCGACAACTACGTGATTACCACGGCACCAGGTGCCAGCGGCGTTTATGTGGGCGAGTGCGTTGGCTACGTATCATCGACGAAGGTGCTAGTGTGCATCGATCCTGATGGACAGTCTCCGGTCAGCAATACGTCTGTAAAGACGGCGGACTACACGGTGACAGTCGGCGACAGCGGCAAGACGTTCACAAACACTGGCGCAGCCGGTGCTGTAACGTTTGCTCTTCCCGCCGCAGTCGCCGGAATCAAGTATCGCTTTCGCGTCGGAGTCGCTCAGCAACTGCGAATCGATCCAAACGGAAGCGAAACGATCAGCTTGCCGTCGACCGGTGCACCATCAGCCGCTGGGGCTTACATCGTCGCTGATGCGATTGGTGAAGCCGTTGACATTCAGTGTGTTGACGCTGGAAGCTGGACCGTGTTTGGCTTCACTGGAACATGGACCGCAGTCTAATTTGTGTCTCCGTCGTGGGAGGTGGGATCGCTGGCTAGCTACCGGCACCCACTTACCTCCCCGACTGAGTTGATTTTTTCATCGTGAACCACGCCGGAGCATTCGAAAGGAATGCTCATGTCACTGAACACTGCAAAATACATCTCGACTCAGCGAGATCTGACCCAAAAGTTTCGCGAAGGAGCGCAAAACGCGACTCCGTTTTATCCAACTCTTTGCACTGAAATTCAGAGCAACGGGGCGGATGAAAAGTATGGCATTCTCGGCTCGATGCCGGGTGTGAAAGAATGGCTCGGTGACCGCCAGTTCAAGAAGTTGCGAGCCGGTGACTTCACCATTGCGAATCGCGAGTGGGAAAACTCGGTCGAGTTCGAAAAGAACGACATTGACGATGACCGAATTGGCCTGATGACTGAGCTGGCTTCCGACTTTGGTGCTGAAGCCGTTCAACATCCAGACGAACTGCTGATTGAAGCACTGGTCGCTGGTGAATCAACAGCCTGCTTCGACGGTCAGTTCTTTTTCGATACTGACCACAGCTGGGGCGACTCTGGCACACAGAGCAATGATCTGAGCTACGCAGCGGCAACGGGCACAACGCCGACTGCCGATGAATTCAAAGCAGCGTTTCACGCAAGCCGCGTGGCGATGCTTGGGTTCAAGAATGATCAGGGCAAGAAGCTAAACCGCCCGGTCATTCGTGGCGCGAATAAGCTCCTATGCCTTGTTCCTCTGGAATTGCAGGAAGTAGCCACGGCGGCCCTAAACTCTCAGTTGACATCACAGGGCGGGACGAACACCGTTCTTGATCAGCCAGAGATTGTGCCATGTCCAGCACTGACGGACGCGACGAAGTTCTACACCTTCAATATGGAAGGCGTCCTAAAGCCTTTTGTGTTCCAGAAGCGTCGCCCGATCCGCACCCCAGTCTGGAAGGGCATGGATGACCCGGAAACAAAGGTTCTGAAGATGATGACCGATGCCCGGTATAACCTCGGTTATCTGGCATGGTGGAAGGCTACCGTCACTGTCTTTACTTAATTCTTTCTTCGCTCGGTGAGGCTACCGCTTTCACGGCGGTGGCCTCACTTTTGAAAGCTGTCGTTATGCCGTTTGTGATGCTCAAGCGAAACTGGCCCGGAAACTTTCGCCGCACAATTACCACTGGGAAAAAAGGCAAGGAAACCAAGAAGGTCTTGGAGTTCTCGCCTGGAGTCCCGGTTGAGTTGACAGCGGCAGAGGTGGAAGCGGTGCGGTCGGACATCGGAACGGCATTGCAGCCGATCGAGTTCGATGAAAAGGCTCGCCCTCGGGTAATCACAGACGACGTTGTTGCTGACGAACCAGCGGAGCAGTCAATTGAGCCTCAATCAGTTAATGCGTGAACACGTTTCGACGGTGTTCATGAATCATGGTCACTTTGCTGAAGAGCAAAGACGCTTGATTGCTGGCGATGATGGCGACATTCGCTCAATCGTCGGCATTCCCGGCGATGATATGGTGGCAACAGATGACGTTCGCGGGCGTGGATACACCCACATGCGGACGTTTGACCTCGCGGAAGAAACAGTGCTAAATGAAAAAGACGCCATCAAGATTGGTTCACTTCGTTACGAGGTCGTTCACGTCTCTGATCCTGTCCTTGGAATGAAAACGGCAAAGCTCGCACGCACTCAGCAGGAAGTTAAGGGCGGGCGAGTGTTCCGAACTGGTGACATTTAATGGCCGCTCTGGATGTTGGGACATCGCTGGCGACTCTGCGGACAATGCTTTCCGGCTTGTCCGCATGGCAAACGATTTGCGGTGTATCGACATCAGCAGAAGCAGCCAAAAGAATTCACTACGGGGCCGTTGAGCTTGATCAGGACGAACCAACATCAAGCTCAAATCCTTGCATTGTGTTGGATATCACAAGCCTGTCGACGACATGGAAGGCCACAAGGCTTCACGGAACGGCGGTCTTCGAAATCCGTTTCTATTTGGAAATGCCGGACGCAGAGAAAGCAACTTAC